CAGATACCACGCATAGCACGTACCGTACCATTTGGATATAAGTTAAATGAAGAAGACCCTGACATTCTTGACCCCATACCGACAGAGTTAGATTTATTAGAAAAAGCTAGACAACACGTAAATCAATACAGCTACCGTGAAGTAACAAACTGGTTAGTTACTAATAGTGGTAGAACCATATCTCACGTAGGATTAAGGAAACGGTTACAGAATGAGCGACAGCGTAAGAACCAAGTTGCAAGCATCCGCAAGTGGGCAGAATATGCGGAAAAGGCAATCGCCAAAGCGAAAGCCCTTGAAGAAGAAAGAACAGGCTCAAAAACCAACGGTTGAAATTAAAGACATTGACTTAGAAGAGTTTCACGAGGAACAACATGCTAATGTCTTATTCAAACCAAACCCCGGACCACAGACAGACTTTCTAGCTGCAGGGGAACGTGAGGTACTATATGGTGGTTCAGCAGGTGGTGGTAAGTCCTACGCCATGTTAGCAGACCCACTACGTTATATGGGGCATCCAGCATTTAGTGGATTGCTGTTACGACATACAACAGAAGAACTTAGAGAACTTATATTTAAATCTCAAGAGTTGTACCCAAAAATATGGCACGGCATTAAGTGGTCAGAAAGAAAGATGCAGTGGACTGCCCCTTCTGGTGCGAGACTGTGGATGTCTTATCTTGATAGAGATGATGACGTTCTTCGCTATCAGGGTCTAGCGTTTAGCTGGATAGGCTTTGACGAGTTAACACAGTGGCAGTCACCTTATGCATGGAATTACATGCGTTCTCGTCTTAGGTCTACTGCACCAGATTTGCCTATCTTTATGAGGGCAACAACTAACCCCGGTGGAAGAGGTCATGCTTGGGTTAAGAAGATGTTTATTGACCCGTCAGCATATGGAAGGGCATTTGATGCGACAGATATTGAAACAGGTGAAGTTCTCAAATATCCAGCAGGGCATAGCAAAGCTGGGAAGTCTCTTTTCAAAAGGCGGTTTATACCTGCTAGGCTATCTGATAACCCCTATCTCTCAGATGCTGGTGACTACGAAGCCATGCTCCTGTCGCTCCCAGAGCAACAAAGAAGACAACTCTTGGACGGTGACTGGGATATTAAAGAGGGTGCAGCGTTCACAGAGTTTAACCGTGATATTCATGTTGTTGAACCTTTTAATATTCCTAGCAATTGGGTTAAGTTCAGAGCATGTGATTATGGGTATGGCTCTTACAGTGCTGTTGTTTGGTTTGCTGTCGCACCGTCTGAGCAACTCATTGTGTACAGGGAACTGTATGTGTCAAAAGTCTTAGCCACTGACTTAGCTGACATGGTATTAGATTTAGAGGCAGAAGATGGCAATATTAAGTATGGTGTGCTTGATAGCTCTCTTTGGCATAAGCGTGGCGATACTGGTCCTAGCCTTGCAGAGCAAATGATACAGAAGGGTTGTAGGTGGCGACCTTCGGACAGAAGCAAAGGTAGTCGGGTTTCTGGCAAGAATGAAATTCACAGACGGCTACAGGTAGATGAATTTACGGAAGAGCCTAGACTTGTTTTCTTTAGTAGTTGCACGGACATTATCTCACAATTGCCATCATTGCCACTGGATAAAAAAAATCCAGAGGATATTGACACAAAAGCAGAAGACCACTTGTATGATGCAATGAGGTATGGTATAATGTCACGACCAAGGTTTAGTATATTTGACTATGACCCACATGGAAGACCGGGTGGTGGTATGCCAATAGCAGATTCAACATTTGGATATTAAGGATATTAAAATGGCAGAAGATGAAAACGTAATGATTGAAGATGATGCTATCTCATTAGAAGATGTAGATGATAGCAATGCTGAAGATGTAGATGTTTCTTCTATTATACCTTTTATTAGAGAGAGATTTAAACGAGCAGAAGATTATAGATACCAAGATGAACAACGATGGTTAAAAGCCTATCGTAACTATCGTGGATTGTACGGACCTGACGTAGCTTTTACCGAATCAGAGAAGTCACGTGTCTTTATTAAAGTCACTAAAACAAAAACTCTTGCGGCCTATGGGCAAATTGTTGATGTACTTTTTGCTAATAATAGGTTTCCTTTATCTGTTGACCCTACTGAATTACCAGAAGGAGTTGTCGCAGACGTACACTTTGACCCCCAAGAACCAGAGCAGTTGCGTGGTGATACTGCCCTAAGTAGCCCATACGGATTTGCAGGTGATGGTAAAGACCTACCAGCAGGTGCTACAGAAAAGTCTCTTCAAGATATGCTTGGTGCTTTAACGGGGAAATTAGAGGGTATAGACGGACTTAAAGAGGGTGTGGGTAAGACACCTACCTCAGTGACCTTTAGCCCTGCTATGGTGGCTGCAAAGATGATGGAGAAGAAAATCCATGACCAGCTAGAAGAATCAGGTGCAAGTAAACACTTACGTAACTCTGCATTTGAGATGGCATTATTTGGGACTGGTGTAATGAAAGGTCCTTTTGCTGTAGATAAAGAATATCCTAATTGGGGAGAGGATGGTGAGTATGACCCAGTTTTCAAAACAATGCCACAAGTTTCCCACGTTTCTGTTTGGAATTTCTATCCTGACCCTGATGCCAATAATATGGATGAAGCGCAGTATGTTATTGAACGACACAAGATGTCAAGGTCGCAATTACGGAATCTCAAGAAAAGACCGATGTTCAGGTCAAATGTAATTGATGAAGTAATACAGTTAGGTGAAAACTATACTAAAGAATACTGGGAAGATGACTTAGCTGACTATGCACCAGAACACGGTGTAGAAAGATTTGATGTATTAGAATACTGGGGTATGGTAGATACAGATGCTATGGAAGAGGCAGGTGTTGAGATACCTAAAGAACTAACGGAGTTAGATGAGTTACAAGCAAACGTGTGGATTTGTAATGGCAAGTTACTGCGTATGGTGCTTAACCCATTTAAACCATCTAAGATACCATATCATGCCGCACCATATGAATTAAATCCTTATTCATTCTTTGGTGTAGGTATAGCTGAAAACATGGATGATACACAGACACTTATGAATGGCTTTATGCGTATGGCTGTAGACAATGCCGTATTATCAGGTAATTTAGTTGTTGAGGTAGACGAGACAAACTTAGTGCCGGGTCAAGACTTATCAATATACCCCGGAAAAATCTTTAGAAGACAAGGTGGCGCACCCGGTCAGGCTATCTTTGGTACAAAGTTTCCAAATGTGTCTAGTGAGAACATGATGCTGTTTGACAAAGCACGTGTACTTGCAGATGAAAGCACAGGCTTCCCATCGTTTGCACATGGACAAACAGGTGTATCAGGAGTAGGTAGAACAGCCTCTGGTATATCTATGTTAATGAATGCCGCGGCTGGTGGTACAAAAACTGTCATAAAGAATGTAGATGACTATCTATTACGTCCTATAGGAGAAGGACTGTTTAGATTTAATATGCAGTTTGATTATGACCCACAAATAAAAGGTGACTTAGAAGTAAGAGCAAGAGGTACTGAAAGTCTTATGG